TTCGACCCTGAGCACATGGGCGAGCTGGCGAACATGGCAACCGATGCCCTCAACGGTGAGCCGGTCATCGACTACGACGCCGCGATGGAGCGAGCCAAGGTCAAAGCCGCCGAATGGTTCACGATGTTCAACGAAACCTCAACCACCAACCAAGGAGACAGCACATGAGTCACGAGTTCGACACTGGCTTCACCGTCAGAGAACCCGCCTGGCACGGGCTCGGCAACCTGCTTGCCGCAGCACCGACCAACATCATCGAGGCCCGCGAGGCGGCCGGCCTGACCTGGGAACCGCGCAAGGTCCCGGCCTACCAGAAGAAGCGCGAGCTCGTCGGCGTCACCGTCGAGGGTGAGATCGTCGAGCGCGACATCTTCGTCGAGGTCGAGGGCGCGGCACTCATCGAGCGCACCGACACCGACGCGGTCATCGGCCACGGCGTCAGCTCCGACTATCAGCCGATCGACAACCAGACCATGTTCGAGGTGTGCGAAGCGCTCGCCTCCGAAGGCGCTGTGTGGGAGACGGCCGGCTCGCTGCGCGGCGGCTCGATCGTCTGGTCGCTGATGAAGCTCGACGAGCCGTTCACCCTGCCCGGCGACAACTCGATCTCGCACCCGTTCGTCAGCGTGGTCAACTTCCACGACGGCAGCGGGGCGATGCGGGCCCAGTCCGGCAGCATCCGCATCGTCTGCCAGAACACCAACAACGCCGCCGACTGGCAGGCCAAGTCGCGCCAGACCCAGTTCGTCTTCCGCCACACCGCCAACGTCGAGGACCGGATCAACGAGGCACGCCAGGTGATCATGGGCTCGAGGTCGGAAGCGGCGGAGTGGCAGGAGCTGGCCGAGGAGCTGCTCGGTATCCCGGTCACGACCGGGAACTACAACGCCTTCCTCGACGAGTTCTTCCCGCTGGCCCCCGGCGTGGTCCACTCCGACCGGGTGCTCAAGAACTGGGAGGGCGCGCGCGGGATCTTCACCCAGTGCTACAACGGCGAGACCAACGCAGCCGCCCACGGCACGGCACTCGGGCTGATGAACTGCGCCACCGAGTACCTCGATCACCTCCGCGCCTACAAGAGCAAGGACACCTACGTCACCCGGACGCTGCTGCGCCCGGAGCCGCTCAAGGCCAAGGCCCTGCAGATCATCAAGGCGGTGTGTGTCTGATGGGCGCCGACCAATTCGAGACCGGACCCTGGCCCGGCACGCTCGAGCAGGCCTTCAACGACGCCGTCGACGCGGCCAACTACGAGTACGGCCACCGTGCCTACACCGGTCAGATCAACGTCAAGTCCGGCTGCACCAAGGCCGTGCTCCCCGGCGGACTGCCCGAGGGGATGACGCCTGATCGGTTCTTCTACGCGATCAGCTCGATCAACGACGAGATCACCGACGAGCAGCTCAACAGCTACCCCATCTACAAGCAGATCAAAGAGGACATCGACACGCTGCGCACGCTGGTCTCAGCGCAAGCCCTCGACAACTGGTACGAGATCTACGACGACAAGTGGGGACCGGCGCTGGCCATCGAGACACCGGAGGGTTGGTACTTCGGCGGGTACGCGAGCAGCTGAATGCTGATCGCCTTGATCGTTGTGTGTGTCGCCATCCTGCTCTGCGAGGCCTTTGCCCCTGGCACTTCAATGTGTAACGGCGTACACTCGTCCATCATGGACGGCGACACACACAACTCTGCCCACTGCGCATCGTGCCAGGCTCCGATCATCTGGACCCTGACTGAGCGCGGCAAACGGATGCCGGTCAACGCCGAGCCCGTCGACGGGGGCAACATCCGCCTCGACATGCGCCGACCCGTGCATTCGTTCGTCGTGCCGGTGGGCGAGATGTTCTCGGAGGACATCCCCGGTGACGACGGCAAGCGGTACACGTCGCACTTCGCCAGCTGCCCGGAGGCAGACCTGTGGCGCAACGGCCGGCCCGCGCCGAACACACCGGGCCCGGACATCCACCGCACGATGCATCGCAGCTTCTGATGCACGTCCTCGCCGCCATCATTGCCGAGGCGTTCCAGGGCTACCCGGTGACCGAGAGCGTGCATACCATCGAGCGACGTTCGATCACCGTGCGCGACGCGACCCTGTGGTACACGTTCATCGGTGACGCCGACTGTCCGGCCGACGAGATGTTCATGATGCCGCGACCCATGGTGTAAGGTCTTACACACCTCAACCACCAAGGAGAACCAGTGGGTCTTGGAACATTCGATGGCCATGACGTCATCACATCCACCGTTGCGATCACCAACGCCGGCGACGGACTGTCGCAAGCGATGTCGATCGAACACACCGAGCTGCACCACGGCGACAAGGTCTACGTCGTCCTCGAGTGCGAGGTCACCAACGTCGCCTTCCCGGTGATCAAAGACACCGAGTCGCTGTCGCGCAAGCACACGCTGCGCGCCGGCGTGGCGACGATCGTCGACAAGCGTCTCGTCGATAGCGTGATCGGTGAGCAGAAGCGCAAGATCAATGAGGCCAAGGGCGTCGTGTCGCTGCCCTTGGAGGATTCTGACTGACGGAGCCAACCGTCCCCGGCTCAGTCATTCAGCAACGAGAGAGCCCCCCGTAGGAGCAGGATCCAACGGGGGGCTCTCTGCGTTCTCGGGACGACTGTCGTCGAAGGACTTGGTCTCCTCCGCCTCGAGGCGAGCCCGCTTGGCATCGGCCAGCGGTGTAGCTCCGGCCTCGACGGCGATGATGTACTTGCCGCCCTCCGGTGTGACCACGAGCGAGCCCGGCATCTGCGTCCACTTCACATAGCCGTGGCTGCGGAGCACATCGAGCTGCCGCACCACCAGGTTGTGCGTCTCGCGCATCAACCGCGACACTTCCTTGGCAGTGCAGGCCTTGTTCTCTTCGCGCACCCTCTTGATCGTCCGGAGGATCTCTGCCGCGTACTGGTCACCTGTTGATCGAACTGTTCGCATGGTCCGGGACTGTAACACCCAAGGTGTAAGCTCGTACACAATCCACCCCACCAAGGAGAAGCCGATGCCCATCAATGAACCGCACGAAGATCTCCCGGCGCGCCGGCCCAACGGCAATGCGCCGGTCCCATCCGACGAGCAGATGATTGCCGCGCCGATCGCCGCCGCGTGGTGGGAACAGTTCCAGGCCGGCCCCGACTTCCGCCGGGCCCGTGCCATTCCCGAGCTGCCGCTGCGGGCCAGCGCGGTGTCGCAGCGCTGCGACCGCCAGTTCTGGTACAGCCTGACCGACATCGAGCCGACCGACGCCAGCGATGCGGCGAGCGTGTTCCGCATGAGGCTCGGCTCGATCGTCCACGACGAGCTCGACAAGTCCGACGTGCTCAAAGGACACACCGCCAACGGCCACAAGTGGGGCTGGTTCCCGGAGGAGGCCATCGACCTGCGTCCCGCCGGCTTCCCCGGCTCGGCCCACGGTGACTGGATCTTCTACGACGACAACCAGCCGCTCGAGGTGGCAGAGATCAAGACCGTCGGCGGCTACGGCTACAAGCTGATGGCATCGAACTTCAACGGCCCCCCCGAAGGCCCGAAGTGGGAACACGCCATGCAGGCAGCGATCGTTGCCGTCGCCGTCGGTGCGCAGCGCATCCGCCTGGTCTACTTCTCGTTCGAGAACCTCGCCCCGGACGTCGCCCGCGCCGTCGGTGCCGATGAGTTCGGCCGGTTCTGCGCGGAGTGGGTGTACGACATGGACGAGCCGTTCCCCGGCACGACCAAGACCCTGCGCGAGGCGGTGGCCGTCGAGGCCAAGCGTCAGATCCGCATCCTGCACCTGGCACAACCGGCGATCGGCGATCAGCAGATCCTCCCGGAGCGGACGTTGTCGCACCCGTCCTACCCCGGCGGGGCGATGGTCACCAACCCGGCGCCGGCGCGGGGCAAGGCGACGTGGGTCAAGCTCGACATGCAGGGCACGGTTCGCTCGTCGGGCACGACGTGGATCTGCGACTACTGCGACTTCCGTACGCGGTGCATCGAGGACGGCGCGGCCAGCGTGACGATCTCGACCAAGACCGAGGGCACGCCCACCGAGGAGCTGCGCGCCGAGCAGTACATCGGACCCGACGCATGAACAGCGCCGACGCCTTCAAGGCCCTGCGCATACGCATCTGGGCCGACGCCGCCAGCGTGATCTACGTCCGCGATCCTCTGCCACCGATGACGTTGGCCGAGGCCGAGGCCTACGGCATGACCACTCAGGAGGAGGTCGACGACTACAACAAGAGCGAGGTCGAGGGTCGAGACTCCAGGGCCGACCTGCTCGCCGCCGAGCGCCGCTGGGAGGCGTGGCAGTACGTCGCCCTGTGCATGGACTGGTCCGTTCCGAAGGATCCCTACGACGTCTACGAGCAGCCCGTCGAGTGGTGCCAGCCATGACCACCTACGCCAAGAACACCGACGTCTCCGTCGAGCGCTCCCGCGCCGAGCTCGAGCGCACGCTGCAGCGCTACGGAGCGACGGCGTTCGGGTACATGACCGAGGCCGGGCGAGCGGTGATCATGTTCGAGTCGCACGACCGGCGGATCAAGTTCGACCTGCCGCTCCCGCGACCGGACGATCGGGAGTTCACCCACCACGCGCGTGGCGCACGGACGACGACGGCTGCGGCTGCGGCGTGGGAGCAGGCCTGCCGGCAACGGTGGCGCGCCCTCAACCTGGCGGTCAAGGCCAAGCTCGAAGCAGTGGAGTCGGGGATCGCCGAGTTCGAGGACGAGTTCCTCGCCTACCTGGTGCTGCCCAATGGGCAGACCGTCGGCGACTTCACTCGTCCGCAGATCGCCAAGGCCTACGAGAACAACCAGATGCCGGCGCTGATGCCGGGGGCGTCATGAAGTCCGTCTGTTATGTCTGCGGCGCGCCGTTGATGACCGTCAACGCGCACACCTACCACGCCGAGGGCTGCCCGCGACGTGACGATCCCACCGCCGGCTGTTGGAACTACAAAGCGTGCGGCGAGGATGTGCACGAATCGTGCTGCCCGACATGTCTCGGCCCGAACAAGCCGCAACAGCCGACGCTGCCGTTCGAGCCGGCCCGCGTCCACGCTCGCAAGGGCGATCCGTACACCAGCGACCAGGCGCTCAAGGCCATCGCCAAGGACACGACGCTGATGAACGGCATCTGGGTCTACGCCAGCGAAGTGCGACGACAGTTCGGTCATCCAGCGTTCAACGACACGATGCTGACCGCATGGCTCGAGTGGCACACCGGCCGACGCCAGCAACGCAACGTCGTCGCTCGCTCTCGTGGCTTGCTCGTACAGGCTGGGCTGCTCCGAGAAGCGGGAGTCCAGAGCTACGACGGCCGCGAGCTCATGCACTACGAGATCCACCCCGACAACCCCAAGGAGAAGCAGTGAAGCAGACCTACAGCGTGGCATTCGAGACGACCACCGTCGACATCTGGGAGGTCGATGCCAACAACCAGAACGAAGCGACGATGCTCGCCACGATCGAACGTCAACACTACCTCGACGAGAGCGACCCGGATCGCGACGGCTATGGCCCGACGCACTCGCACGTCACCAAGATGAAGCTGCTACCGGTGAAGCCGACGGTGCAATGAAGCGACACGCCATCACCGCCATCGCCGACATCGACCGGCGCGCGCCCGAAGCCGGGCGGATCCGGCTGGGGATCCAGACCAAGGCGGCCAATGGCAAGATGCGGCCGGCGTCGATCAACACGCTGCGCTTCACCTCACCCGACCGCGCCGTCATCGAGCAGATCGCTGCCAGGTACGGCGGCACCGTCGAGGCATGGGACGAACCCAAGGCCAGTCCCTCGCACCAATGGCAGGTGATCACCGAGTCCAACGAGGTCCGCGTCTACCTGCCGAGCGATGGGCTGTCGACGTGGTACGAGCTGTGGAAGGCGACGGGCGGCAACCTACGCCGCTGCGACGGGGTGACCTGCGCGACGCCGCAGCTGTGCGGCGACGGCGACTACGAGATGGTCGACGTGCCGTGCATCTGCGCGGCCAAGGGCGCGCTGGAGTGCACGGCGGTCTCGCGGCTGACCGTGATCCTGCCCGAGTTCGCCTTCCTCGGCACCTGGCGGTTGGACACCAAGGGCTGGAACGCCCACCAGGAGCTGCCGGGGATGTACGACTTGATCCAGGAGCTGAACCGGCGCGGCCACATGGCCGACGCGGTGCTCAGCGTCGAGCGCCGCGAGAAGCAGACACCCACCGGCAAGCGGAACTTCGTCGTGCCCCGGCTGGCTGTCCGCACCAGCGTCGAGGAGCTGCAGTCCGGCACTCCGGTGGGGTCGATCGGCACAGGGCCACACAGCGCCCTCTCCGTGGTCCCTGAGTTGAACGCCGGCGTTCAAGTTGGCGATCAAGTAGACATCGTCGAGGCCGAGGTGATCTCCGAGGAGCTGCTCGAGGTGGAAGCCAGGCTGCGCGCCGACGCCGCCAACTTCGGGCTCGACGAGGACATGTACGTCGAGGCAGTCAAGGCCCAGACCGATGGCGAGATCGCCCGGATGCGGGTCTGCAGCGACAAGGTGCGCGCCGAGGTCATCGAGCCGATCGGCTTCGCCAACAACCGAGTGCAATGGCGGACCAAGTGAGCGCCGGCACGAGCGACACCATCCTCATCGACGACGGTGCGACCTGGACCGAGGTCGGCACACCACTGCCGGTCACCGGCACGTCGGGCCCGCCGCTCGGCGCGACCGCGCTCGGTCTCTGCGTGGTCGGTGCGCTGCTGGTCCGGTGGGTGAAGCGATGAAGCGCCGACTGCTGTCCACCTACCGCTGCCCGCTGTGCTTGAAGCACACCCGGCTGATCGGCCGTCTACGGAGGGCACATCCGCCTTTGTGCTGGCACAAACACACCGAGAAGTGGGGCGCTGCCCCCAAGACCACCCGACTGGAGGGAGCGAGATGACCATAACCGACGCCCCGATCAATGACCGCTGCACCTGCGGCGAGCAGATCCGGGACAACTACGAGCCGGGTGTCCGCCCGTTGGGCAGGGCGGTCGGTGGTTGGATGCACAGCTTCGACGGCCTGCCGTGCTTCGCGATGACGGGCGGCGGTGGTGGGGCCGGTAGGTCTCCCGACTACATCATCCACGCCGGCGTCGGCAGCGGAGCCGGTGCCTGGACCGCGCCGCCCAAGAAGGAGACCGCCAACCTCGGTCTGGCCACCACTGAGGAGTTGTTCCGCGAGCTGATCGCCCGCTTCCGTTCGTACACGGACTACGACAGGGCCATCACCATCGCCGAGATGCTCGGTGGTCTCAGCGCCAACGACCGCGAATATCGGCCGGCCGATGCCTGACCACACGACCACTCACCTCTCGCCCGATACCGACGAGGCGACCCGGTGAAGCGATCCCCGCTCCGCCGTGGCACAAGCACCTTGACGCGATCACCCCTGGCTCGCATCGGGCGCAAGAAAGCCGGCAAAGCAGGACGACGTGCCACCGTGGTCGAACACATCCGCAACCGCGACGTGTCCTGCCAGTTCTGGAACTTCGTCTGCGCCAACTGGATGGAACTCGAGATCGTCGCACCACCGTGCAGCGGACACCTCGACGTCCACGAGATCGTCCCGCGCTCGGTGTGGCCCGACGGCGACCTCGACGAGGACAACTGCGTGCTGCTGTGCCGCGTCCACCACAGCTGGCTCGACGGCGATCGCAATCTGGCCGAGCAGATCGGCCTGTACCGGAGGTTCAAGCCACTATGACGGGCACATCTCCAACTGCGCTGTCATTCTTCGTCGCCGGCGTACCGATCCCGCAGGGCTCGATGAAGGCCGTGTCGATCAAGGGCAAGAAGTTCACCCAGCTGATCTCCGACAACGGGGCCGTCCTCAATCCATGGCGCGGCAAGGTCGTCGACGTCGCCACGCTGGCCCGCAATCTGCACGGGTGGCCGACGAACTACACCGGGGCGGTACAACTGTCCTGCCGATTCATCCTGCCGATGCCGCCGTCGCGTCCGGCCGCCGCGCGTCGCGCCGGCATCGACGTGTGCCGTGTCAAGCCGGACCTCGACAAGCTGATGCGTGCCATCGGTGACGCGCTGACCATCGCCGACGTCCTCGACGACGACAGCCGCATCGTCCAGGCCCACCTCGCCAAGTACGAGGTCCTCGAGCACCAGCTGTGCGGCGTCGAGGTCGTGCTGCAGATGATGACCGAGTTCGACACCGCCACCAGCACCCAGTCTCTGCTCGCCCGCCGGCGGGCAGCACCACCACCGATAGGAGCACGAGCATGAACCACGTTTCTTTCACTGAGATCATCAGCATCATGGGCGAAGATGCGAAGATGCGCACGCGCGAGATCTACGTCGACCACGTCGTGACGGTGGCACAGTCCTGGGACCACGACGACGTCGTCGACATCACCTTGGTCAACGGCGGCGTCGTATCGGTCTGGCATGACCTCGACGAGGTCATCGACCGCATCGACCGGGCATTAGCGGAGTAGGAAGTAGGCGATGACGATCAGCACCGCCCCGCCGACGATCAACTCGATCAGCGTCAGGCCGGCGTCGGGCTGGTAGATCTCCCCTTCGGCATCGAGCGTCGGTGTGGCCGGGCCCTGCGGAGGCAGGAGACCACGCTGATCCGGTGACACCGGGGTGACACGGCGAACCTGAACGATGATGATGGCGACGACACCTGCGACGGTGGTCAGCGACTTGAGGAGCCACGGCGGCACGCCGTCGACGTCCTTGATCTGCTGCAGCACGTAGGTGAGTACCGCTGCGATCACCGTCAGCCATGCCAATGCGGACTTGAGCAGCACCTTGGCTCTTTCGAACAATGCTGGGAGGTTCATGCTGCCTTGCTCCCCACTCGGCCCCAGTCTGACACCGACCACGGCCGGCCGTCGGACAGGAGGCTGGTTGGCAGGTCCTCGTTCAGGAGCCACAGGCTCTTGGCGACGTGCTCGCCGAACTCGTAGGTCTTGGCGCCGCCGAAGTTGATCTGGTCCTCGAGCATCTTGACGGCAGCCGGGTCGGCGCCGTCGATCCACAGCACATCCCAGAACTGCGGATTGACGCCACCGCCCGGCGTCGGCTTGAGGTTGACGTAGCCGAGGAACGTCGTCTTGGGCTGAGTGTTGTTCAGCGTCAGTACGGCCAACTCCATGTGCTCTCCTTCGGGGGGTGGCGCCGGCGTAAGGGGGAACTGCCAGGCGTGCAGGGGGTACATCGTGGGCAGATCGAACTCGCGGCGAGCGTGGGGCAGCTCGAGCGGCTGGGCGTGCCACGGCTCGTTGTTGACGTCAGCGAACTCGATCAGCCCGAACTTGTAGCCGTCGGTACGCAGCACCGTCAGGTCGCCGACCATGTCGACGGCCAGCGCCCCGTTCGGTGTGGTGCCGTCCTCGTGATACGACGAGCCCGGAGGAGCGGCGGAGGCCACGCCGGGGTTCTTGGCCCACAGATGGCCGTTGTAGCGGACGGTGCCGTTGACGTCGTCGATGTGATAGCGCGACAAGAACAGCAACCGCTGCGCCTCGGTGGAGCGAGCCCCACCGCCGACGCCGATGGTGCCGCCGGAGTGGATCATCAGCGCCTTGACGCGCCGCCAGAACTCCGGCTCGAGGGCCTTGACGTCGACGCGCAGCTCGATCGACGACATCGCCCGTGGGATACCCGGTCCTCCAGTGCTCGAATAGCCGTTGGGGTACAGCACTTCGGTCACAGATGTCACCCTATTCGGTGACCGGCGTCTCGCCGGTGATCTCTTTCTTGGGCAGCGCCGGATCGAGGAAGATGTAGCGGCCCATCACGTCGACCATGTGCGCGGTGATCTTGTTGTTGGCCTCGACCTCGGTGGTCAGGTGGTCGATCCGGGTGGCGTTGGCGACGTGCTGGGTCTCGTTGACCTCGGCCAGGTCGCGGACCTCGGTGCGAATCCCGTCGAGCTGCGGGGTGATGACGTTGTTGATCAGGTGCTCGGCGCGCTTGTTCCAGCTGCGCGTGATCGGCTCACCGACCAGGCGGGTGAACACCCAGATCGTGGTGCGCCGGATCGGGGAGCGCGGGTGCCAGATCACCTTGGTCCACAGTACGCCGATCGCCGCCGCCACGGCCGCGACGAGCACGATCGCTCCACCCCAGTTGTTCAACCAGGACGGGACGGCGTTCTGCACGTCCTCGGCGAGGTAGAGCGTGATCATCTAGTGGCCCTTGATGAAGAAGTTGACGACGCCGCCGGACGGGGTGATGTCGAGAGCGGTGTTGGCGAAGCCGCCATTGCCCGACGAGCCGGTGAAGTTCGGCAGGTCGACGGCGTGGGTGTGGCCGGCGCTGGCCCCGCCGGTGTTCTGGTTGATCGTGTGGTTGTGCAGTGCGTTGGGCGGGCCGGTCACCGAGTTCAAGGCATACGCCGCGCCACCGGTGGCGATCCCGGCGCCGCCGAGGTCGCCGGTCCCGTTGACGACGAACGCCGTCGTGCCGGCGTTGGGCGGGGCCTGGTGGGCGTGGGTCGGCGAGTCGTTGTTGGTCGCACCGTTGAGGTTGTGGAAGTGATCGACCGAGTTGCCACCGGAGGTGACCGAGCCGTGGTCGTGGTCGATGGTGTGGGTGTGCAGCGGCAGGTTGCCCGAGGCGATCGTCTTGGGCATCGTGCCCGCCGAGGGGACCGGGCCGGCGAGGCCGCCGAGGGTGAGTGACGCGCCGGAGTCGTCCATGACCATCACCCGGTTGCGCCAGTCCGGCAGGATCAGGTTCGAGCCCGACTTCCACGCCGCCGGCGCCTTGGCCCACAGTGCAGGCAGGTTGGCTTGGGCGTTGACCAGGGTCTGGCCGTTCATCAGGAACCAGCCGGTGTCCTCCGTCGACGAGATCGAGCACTTGATGTCCCCGGCCACGTACAGCAGGGCCTGCACCGCAGCCGACAGGCCGGTCAGGCCGAGCGCGGCGTACTGCGGGATCGAGCCGTTGGAGACGATCGGCAGCCCGCTGGTGCCGATGGGCAGCTGCGAGTAGCCGAACGCCGCCGAGCGGTACGACATCGACCCGTTGGCCGAAGCCGCCGACGCCATCGCGTTGGCCTGCTCGATGGAGAAGGCGTCCATGACGTGCTCGACCGAGGCCAGGGTGAGGTGCGAGACCGCCGTGGTGCCGTCGTAGCCACGCTGCACCGTCAGCACGTTGCCGGCGCGGGCGGTGACCAGCATCTTCTCCTCGCTGGCAGCCAGCGTGGTGCGGTCGACGGTGATCACGTACGGGCCCGTCGAGCCGTCGAGGCCGAGGTTCGATCCGCTGGTCACGGTGATCGAGGTGACCGCTGCGTTGATCCCACCGTTGAGGGTGGTCGCCACCGCACCGCCGCCGTAGGCCTTGTCAATCCATTCGTTCGCCATCAGGGCCTCCTAAGCCGCAACCAGTTGCACTACGAGCAGGCCCTGCGGCCCGCGTCCGTCCGACGTCCACTTCCGTGCCCGCCACTCGAAGTTGTCGACGCGCACCCGGTAGCCGCGCGTCCCGACCCGGAACACGCAGTACCGCTTGGTCGCGTACAGGTCCTCGATCCACAGGTGCATCTCCTCGAGATCGAACGGCTGGGTGTAGCCCTCGCCGATACCAATGACGACCTTCTCGTGCACGATCAGGGGCAACACCCACTGCAGCACCGGCGGAGCCACCGGATACGCCCTGAGCCGCCAGCGATACAGCGTCGGGGTGGACGCACCTGTTCCCGACAGGATGATCTTGACCTCGAACGACCCGACCTGCGAGCCGGCAAGGTCGATGGTCAGCTCCTCGGCATTGGCGGTCGACTCGGTGCCGACGGCCAGCAGTGTGCCCGCCCGGTCGTAGACGCGGGCCTCGATCGACTCGCCGGCGGACAGCGCTGAGAAGTTGACGTCGAGGCCGATCAGCCCCTTCGGCTCGACGGTGCCCAGCGCCATCAGCCCGGAGAGGATCTCGCCGGTGCCGACGTAGGTTGTCGCCGACTCGACCCAGAACCCCGAACCGGCGACGGCGAAGCAGGTCCTCGAGCCGAGCCGGACGACGCCGGTGACGTTAGCGACCAGCGTCGTCTCGAAGATGTCATTGCAATAGGCGGGCTGCAGCGGCTGGACCTCTTGGTCCATCACCATTCGGAGCACACCTGATCTTGCGCCGGCCATCGCCGAGTAGCCGGTCCACACCTTGTTGCCGTCGGCGGTCGCGCAGCGCACGTCGCCGGGCTCGGTGATCAGCGGGCCGTAGGTGAGCGTGCCATCGCCGGAGACATCGGCGACGCGCACGCCGTTGGAGGTGCACAACACTGCCGACCCGGCAAAGCTGAGCCCGAAGCGGAGCAGCTCGCCGGGCGGCAGTGGTGCCGCTTCTTGACTCTGCACGAGATTGCCGGCCGAGTCCGTCGTGGCGGTGTGCAGCTCCGAACGCGACCCGGCGAAGCCGCCGATGTAGATGCGTGAGCCGATGTTGAACAACGTCGTCCAGCGGAACGCTGCTTGGAAGTGGGTCTTGATCGTCGACACGGTGGCGCCGGTGGCGCCGATCTCTTTGAGGACGTTGCCAGTTGACAACAGCAGTCGGTTGGAGACGAAGGCGATCGAGTCGCCGGGCCCCGGAGGGGTGGCGAAGGCAGTGGAGACGGTGGCCGCACCGACGTACTTGACGGTCACCGTGGTGGTGGTGACATACAAGTCGGTGCCGTCGGAGGCCAGGCCGGTGATCGTCCCGCCGGGCGCGGTCATCGCCGTCCAGGTGACGAAGTCGGTGGTGCGGTACAGGATCGTGCCATCGGTGCCGAACACGTAGATGTCGCTGCGGATCAGCATCGGGTTGGAGTTCGTCACCGAGCGGGCGTTGCTCGTCGCGCGCAACAGCTGCAGCTGGTACGGCGTGTCCCAGGCGATCCCGAAGCTCGAGCGGTAGCGCTGGTCGTCGGACTCGGCATCGGTGTCGCCGAGCGTCTGGCCGCAGCCGTGCTTCCAGTTGTACTTGTAGCGGGCCCACGCCCCCCGGGCGTTGAACAGGCTGTCGTTGGGCTGCTCGTTGGCGACGACGGTGTCACGGAACGTGTCCTGCGCGCCGGAGCGCCACGCCGCCTCGGAGTGGTTCAGCTCGACCGGGAACGTGTAGCCGTCCAGCGTGACGGTGTCGGGGACGCAGTCGGTGACGCCGCCGGTCTCCGATGGCCCGCCGGGCGCGACCGGTCCACCACCAAGGTAGAACGGGAACGAGTAGAGCGGGGTGGGGAACGGCATTACACGATCCGGATCGGGTAGGCGTGCCGCAGCCGGCGCACCTCTGCAGCCTTGCGACGCTCGTAGCGGGCGATGCCGAGCTGCTCGATGGAGACCATCGACCCCATCGGAGTTTCCTCGGCGCGGCGGGCCTCGTCTTGTGGCTGGCGTGAGCCGCGCCCGTAGTCGCTGTTGGCGATGAGGCGGATCTGGGCGCCCATCTCGAGCACGTCGAGCATCGACGTCGGGATGTGGAAGTCGGTGACCAGGTCCTGCGCGGTGGTCATCCCGTCGCCGTGGAACGGCATCGCCACCACGACGTACACCGAGCCGTAGCGGATCGGCTCGAGGAACCGCAGCAGGATGCCACTGACCGTTGCGCCGTCGAAGGTCGAGGCGGTGCCCCGGATCATGCGGATCGGCAGCTCCGGCCAGACGACGGTGGCGTCCGAGGTCGAGGACAGCTCGTTCTGGTTGCAGCGGACCACGCCGAGGCAGTCGGTCCACTCCACCGGGAGCTCGACGGTCTGCGCCGACGGGGCCACGGTGAGCGTGTCGGCCAGCGTGTAGTACAACGAGGTGCCCCACGAGTCGATCTCCGACTGCATCGCGTCGACGATGTCGAGCATCGAGAAGCGGGGGGCAATGTCGATCTGGGCCAGGTCGGCGTGGTTGGCGGCCTCCGAGTCGAGGAAGCCACGGATCACGGTGACCTGCACGTTGGACGTGTCCAACGAGATGATTCGCATCAGCTCAGTGTCGATGCCGAGCGTGACGCCGACCTGCACGCCACGCGGCAAGGCGGTCCCCAGGAACTTGACGGTCGTGGTCGAGTCGTCGATCGCCACAGCGAGGACGGCGACTTCCATGTTGTGGCCCGGGCCGAGGTGGCGACGGATCCGTTCTGCGGTACTCAGTACTCCGGTGCGTGCCATTGAACATCCTTCCGGTGGTCAAGGGCCCCGGGTTTCCCCGGGGCCCCGCTCTCGTGTGAAGCCGAGAACTAGACCAGGTCGGCAGGCATCGCCGAGTTCGGATCGAGTCCGGTCCATGCGGCCATGTGGGCTTCGCCCTTGACCTGGAAGCCGGCCTCCATCACGCACATGTAGGAGTCGGTGTCGTCGGTCTTGGCCAGGTGGGTGACCTGCATCGGTGCGAACTTGCGCATCGAGAAGCCGGCGCGGCGGACACCGAACGCGTCGGTGGTCTTGCACCAACGGTTGCGGGCCAGGCCGATCTCGCCGAACTCGGTCATCACGGACTGGGCTCGCTTGCGGCCACGAGAGGCGTCGTCGACGGTCACGGTCTGGATCCGCTCTGCGCCGGTGGTGTTGTCCAACGCACCGAACGCGGCCGGCCGGGCCATGATGAAGTCGAACTTGCCGCCGAGGTCGTAGGCCGCCTGGAGGCGGTCCTCGATGGTCTCCACCGTCAGCCAGGTGGTCGTCGTGTCGACGTTGCTGGCCAGGTAGTACTTCAACCCGCCGGTCTGACGACGCGAGGTCGTGGCATGGATGTGGCGGACGCCGTACAGCGCCGCCTGCTCGATGCCGACGCCGGCGTTGTGCATCTGGTTGACGAGCTGGTGGGCCAGCTCCGAGGGGATCCCGTACTTCGAGATCGACTGCTCGGTGCGGCTCATGGTCAGCTTCTTGGACCAGATCTGGCAGTAGTTGAAGTACCGGTCACGGCCCTGGAAGTTCGTCGAGCCGACCGCACCTTCGATGAGGATCGAGCCGAGGCCGATGATCTCCGCGCCGATGGCGTGCGTCGCGCCGGTCGTGTTGGTCTCGGCCGCCGTACCACGAGTCACGGTCAGGATCTCGGTCGTCGTGTTGACGGCCGTGACGATCATGATTTCGTTGTCGATGCGGATGCCGTCGCCGACACTGAACTTGACCGCGCCGCCGGCGGGCGTCTGCACCGAGGTGCCGACGGCGTCGGTGAGGGCCACGGCCAGCGTCGAGCGCGGCAGCGGGGCGTTCTCCTCGAGCCAGTAGACGGTGATGTCGTTGGCTGGGGTCTGGGGCAGCAACGGCACGCCGTCGCTGTTGACACCGTGGATCAGGGGGAGATCCTCCGGAGCCAGCATGTAGATCATGCTGTCGATGTCGAGTGGGGTCTCGGTCGTCAGGTTGAACGAGAATGCGGATGGGCCTACAAGTTCCTCAGCCATAGCTGGTCACTCCTATTCGGGATTGTTCGAGTTGGCAAAATTGCGACGGATCGCCTCGATCTTGTGCTCGTGCTCGCGGTACTGCTTATGGCGAACCACGGTCCCGTCAGGATTCATCAGCGGCATCTTCGACCCATCGGGTCGTTCGTCGTAGATGATCTTGGCGTTGATCGAGGGGGGCTCGAATGGCGTGGGCCGCCAGTTGAGCGTCTTGGTTGGCGTCGCCCGTGGCGACACCTGCAACCCTTTGCCTCTCAGCCGGCAGGCGTAGTGCTCTACGCAGCCGGGCTCACAGTCTCGAATCATCCCCGGGGTCGGGAGACGGCCAAACGGTTTTGCTCCTCGGCTGCTGCGTAGTGAGCTGCAGCATCGAAGAACACTCGCTTGTCGCCCTTGACGCCGGCGCCGACCACCTGTCCCATCGCATCCGCTCGAGCAGCATCCTCGTCAGCCCCAGCGCGGATCGCCGTCTGGTAGCCCTTGAGTGCTTTCTGGACCGGGTGTTCAGTTTCCGGGGCTTCCTGTCCTGACGGCTGGCCGGAGCCGAGACCGTCGTACAGGCCCTGCCGCTGTTGCTCTTCGAGCAGGCGGGCGGGGTCCGGTGCAGGTGTTGCGTCGGGGGCCTTGAGCGCACCGATCTCGGTGGCTTCGGCCTTCAACGCTTCGAGATCTTCTCCCTCGAACGTCTTGAACAGCATCGTGCCCAGCTTGGTGCTGGTGTCGATGCCGGCCTTGAGAAACAGGTTCTCACGACGGAGGATTGCGACCTCGCTGAGAGCCTTCTTGCCTTCCTTGGCCGCTTTGCGCAGGCCTGGCAATGAGTTCTCGTCATCGAGCTCGGCTTCCTGTTCGAGTTCGTCGTCTTCTGCGGGCATTGGGTTACTCCTTGTGGGTGCCATCGCGCCTTGGCTCGCGTCACCGCTCGGCGAGGCGGTGAGATCTTTCCCGAATGCGGAGCGGCCACGTCCTCGTAGCTCCACTACCAGTGCCAGGGCCCTACCGAGCTCACCTGACGGGTGAGAAAGTAGCAGTCCCGATTCTCACAGTGGTGGACCCGTACTGTTTGGTGGTGCCACAGGACCAAGTCAACCCAGCTGCGATCTCCCAGGACCCGGCGCTGGTGAGCGCGTTCTCGCCGCACAAGCACCGAACCAACCTGCTCGACAATGGCGCGCACGTCATCAATCAGCGCGTCAGCGCCCTCACCGGGATCACCACCGACGCCGGCCAGAAAGTCGTCGATCGCTGGGCGATCAGGAACGGCGGGCTCGGCACCTACACGCTGTCACAGCTCGCCGCCGGGCCGGCCAATACCGAGTTCGTGCTGTGCTCCAAGCTGCTGTGCACCACCGCCGACGCCGCGCCGGCCGCCGGTGACTACTTGCTGTTCGGGCAGAGCATCGAGGGGTTCAATCTCCAGCACCTGTTGTGGGGCACGCCGCTGGCCAGGGCGGTGACCTGCAGCTTCTGGATCAACATGAACACAATCGGCACGTTCGTGGTCGAGCTGTTCCGCTCCGAGGGCGCCGGCAACCGCTGCATCAGCGCGACGTTCACGGTCAATGCTGCCAACACCTGGGAGTACAAGACCGTCACCTTCCCGGGGGATACGACGACGGCGATTACCAATGACTCGGCCGCTCGCCTGTCGTTGGCGATCTGGCTCGGCGGTGGCACGACCTACACGAGCGGCACGCTGGGCACGTCGTGGGCCGCCCAGACCAATGCCAACCGTGCGGTTGGTTGCTCCAACCTGAGCGCCACGATCAACAACTTCGCCCAGGTCACTGGCTGCCAACTCGAAGTCGGGTCGTTCGCCTCAGCGTTCGCCACGGTGCCCTTCGCCCAAGAGCTGATCAACTGCATGAGGTACTACCAGAAGTCGTACCCCTACGCGAATGCGCCGGGCAGCGTCAACGCGGCCGGGATGACCCCGACGTACTGCAAGGTGTTCGACACAACGGTGCTGACCAGGCTGGCGATCTACCAGGCGCAGTTCATCGTGCCGATGCGTGGCGTCCCAGTGGTCAGCGCGTGGTCGTCGGATGGCACGGCCGGCGATATCAACGCCTACAACGCGGCGGCCACCAAGCTGGTGATCTCGTCGTTCAACGACATCAGCGAGCGCAGCGTCAGCGGCTGGCTGACCACGACGGCCAACGCCACGGCAGACACGATGTACCAATTCCACTGGGCCGCCACGGCCGACATCTAGCCGTTGGAGGTGCCGACTCCGGTCAGGCCCTTGTTGGTACGCAGCGCCCCGCCGGACACCGCAGCACGAGCCGAGTTCCGCTCGATCTGGCGGCGCTCGAGTTCGCTCGCCGCCGCCCCGGAGCCGAAGAACACCGAGTCCTGGGCGTCCTTGGTGCCGAGATCGTGGGCGCCCTCGCCGAGCGTCTCGGTCAGGATGCCGGAGCCCTCGATGCCGGAGATCTGGGTGAGGTCCTGGTAGATGCCGGCGTCAGTCTTGGGCAAGCCGGCGACACGGTCGGCGGTGGCCTGGTCGACGTCGATGCCCATGCGCTTGCCGATGCCGGCGGTGTAGGCGGTGCGGCTCATCCGGTCCAGTCCTGCTTGGGTACGGCCCGGATCGAGGAACATTGATGCAAGGGCGGCGTCGCCGAGGACTCCGAAGTAGTTGTTGAACGTGTCGCGGACCAGCGGGTCGGTGTTCTGCACCCGTTCCCATGCTGTGCCGAGGCGCTGCTCGACCTCGACCGCGCTGAGCCCTTTGCGCATCAGGTCCTGGGCGTCGGACCAGTTGTCGTACATGAACGTCGGCAGCCCGGCCTGGCGCATCACGTCGGTCACGGTCTGTTCGTACTCGCGGACTTCGGCCACCGAGGGGATATGCACAGCGGCGCCGGAGTTGGCCTGCTTGCGCAGGTCGTTGATCACTCCGTAGCGGGCCTGGAACTGCGGGGTCTGCTCGATGGCGATCTCGATCGCCGCCTGGCTGTCGACACCGGAGGTGATCTGGTCCCACAGCCACCCCGACGGCGCGCCGTTGGCGCCGATGGTGAACAGCCCGCCGAGATCCATGTCGGTCAGGTACTTGGAGATGTTGGCGAACGTCGTCGCGTTGTCGGGTGCGTCGGCCACTTACCCTCCCTCGAAGGTCTGGCGCAGCAGCTGAGCGGTGTTGGCGGCCAGGCGGGCAGCGTTGTTGGTCTTGGCCCACTGCACGTCCTTGCGGGCGGCGCGGGTCACCTCGGTCATCGTCGCTGCTCTCGGCTGGCCCTTGTCGTCGACCCCGGTCGCCATCTGCCGGTACTTGGGATCCATGAAGTCGATGTTGTCGGCGCCGAGCTCCAGCTCGCTGGCGATCTTGTCGCGCGCCGGCATCAGGATGTCGCGCATCGTCAGCCCGGACTGCAGCCCCTGCGCGGCCCAACCGAACTCGGCGAGGGCCTGGCCCTGGAAGATCGACGCCACCGCCGTCGGGTCCATCTCCCCGGAGTTGATCCGGTTGGCCCACTCGCGAGCGGTGTCGTCGCTGACATTCATCAGCTGGTCGGCGCCCATCTTCTTGATCTGGTCGATGGACACCTGGACCAGACCGGGCTGGGTGATCTTGGTCGGATCGGAGAGCAGGTTGTC